ATGAACCTAGTGGAAGTATTAGTATGAAGACTTATATAGAATACAGCTTTAATAAAGATTTGCTACTATATTGCTCAATTGGACTAAACATTGGATTTGCGTTAGGATTATTAATCATATGAAAACTGGAAAGTATCTAAACGCAAATTTAATAACCGAAGGATTACCAATCAATGACGTTCAAACATTATATCACGAATTCTTTTATAGGAAAGACTATACTTGGTGGCGTGACGTTAATCCGGGTGACGTTGTTGTCGACATTGGTGCTTGTGTTGGTTTCTTTACTTGTCATGCTTTGGATCATTCTGCAAGTCGTATCGTTAGTGTCGAACCTAGCAAGCAACATCTCAAAACCCTTCTAAGAAATGTATCAGATTACTATATAGATAATCAATCTTGTCCTGTTGAACCAATACATGCAGGAATAGGATCTACTGCTAACCATTTTGAAAATGTATTCTCGGATACTGAGAGTGGTTACGAAAAGATGTCGTTCTTAGACTTAGTCGTTGATTATAATATACCAAAAATAGATTACTTAAAGATTGATTGTGAAGGTGGTGAGTATGGTATCTTTACTGATATAAACTTTCCATATCTACGACAACAAGTAAAACATATCGCAGTTGAGTTTCACCTAGACGCCTATTCAGGTTGTGTACACAATTGGAAAAAATTCAGAGATGGTTTATTAAGGAAGTTTGATATAGATCAAGTTCGCTTTCTTGAACATGAAGATAGAGAAAAAGCCTACGACGATAATTTCTTAGACGCCGGAGACTTTTCTAAATGGAGTTCTTTTATGTTGTATATTACCAATTCTTGATATAAACCATAAATGACAATGGTACATGTTTATGCCAATCTTGTTTGAATATCTTATCTATCATTGTTTGATCTTGAAAGTATAACTTATTTGTATCTCGAGCTGGTTTTAAAAACTTTTCTCTCCATTCAACAAACTTCTCATTCCCACCATACTGAGTAGACAGATTAACTCGGCAAGCAATAAACCTAACTTGAGTTAATAGAAAGTCTCTATGGGAATGATGTAGAATATTAAACTCTGCACCAGCAGCATCAACCTTTAAATAATCTATCTGTTTTAAATTATGATATTCTACTAATTCACTAAAAGACATTAGCTTAGGTTCTTCAGTGTCTTCAACTAGTGTAGCAGATTTATAAATGTTAGATAGATCAATATCAGTACGGCCCATCGCTGCATGTATAGGTAATACGGTAGGTTCTATTTTATTGAACATGTGTTCAGCAACATTCTTACACGCAGTCTTAAGTAATCTTTTGTTCGGCTCAATCATATAAACTTTCTTTGCGCCAGCGTCTAAAGCTTTTGCGGCAAACATTCCAAACCCTGCACCAATATCAACTACCACATCATCAGGCAAGATTTCATACCACCAATCATAATCTTTCGAACTAAACATTTGTCTATGTAACTCGGCAACTTGGTTTAGCGACATCCCAGCTGTATCAATCTCGTGGGTTAAACTTTTAACATCAAACATTCTCTACCTCAATTAATATAAATAGTAATAATATATAAACAATTATATCTATTTATTGGACTAGTCATGGCTGAAATTATTAACAACTACTTATCACCATCGAACTTTGCGATTAGCATAGCTCGTATACCTAACGTAGAATTCTTTACTCAAAAGATTACGATACCGTCTATCACTTCGACTGCTGTAGAGATTGACACTCCTTTAGCCGCAATTTATATGGAACAAGATAAATTACAGTACGGCGATTTGGAGTTGTCATTTATCGTTGATGAGAATATGAATAACTATAAAGAAATATTAAATTGGATGGAAGGTCTTGGTTTTCCTGAGTCGACGAAACAGTACGGCGATATCAAAGCAACAAGTGATGGGCAGCATTCTGACATTACACTTACTGTAACTAACTCGCACAAGAATCCAAATTTGCTATTTAAGTTTACTAATTGTTTTCCTACTGCGCTTGGTTCGATAGATTTTGATATTAATGTTCAAGATGTTGCCTATGCAACTTGTAGTGTTACAATGCGATACGATACAATGAAGATGGAACAATTAAGTTAAGATTAACTATTGACATGTGACCTGTTATTTGATATAATAGATATGAATTTAAAGTTTATGGAATAGATTATGGATACGAATGATATATCAGCCTTATGGGCAGTGGATTGCGTTATTGATGAAACCAATCTGGTAGGCGAAGCTCGAAGAATACCTCAAATGCACTCGAAGTATTATAACCTTTATTATAAGGAAGTACTACGAGTCAAAAAACTCAAAGCAGACTATACCTCAATGCACATGCTTAAGCGTGAGTATTATGACGGATCTATGTCTGAAGATGAACTCAAGCGCAATGGCTGGAGACCTTATCAACTCAAAGTACTACGTAACGATTTAGACAAATATATTCAAGCAGATAAGGATATTATTAGACTAAGTCTAACCGTTGATTTTCATACAGCAAATGCTAACTATCTCGAAGATATAATTAAGACACTCCATAGTAGGAACTTTATTATTAAGTCTATGATTGATGTATTAAAATTCCAAGCTGGAGATTATTAATGAGATGGTTTTGGAGTAAGCCTGAGGTTCAACAACAGGAAACTCTTGTCATAGACATGATGAAGGACGATGTTGACCCTGAAGAACTAACAATTGAAAACGCATACAAGACAAGATGGATTTGGTATCATACGATATTAGCAATCGGTATCTTTTTCACTAACATGTTGTTATTAGCAATTCTTTTATTATTGGCGATTAAATTATGAAGATGCACAAATTGACAGACGGTAGAACTATTAGTGATTTGGAAGCAAAGGAAATTATCTTTGAAGCCTTTAATCATATTAAAGATATAGAAGGTTTACCGATACGAAATAAAGTAAGAGCGTTCGAAGAAGTAAAAGGAATGATCCCAGGCTGGCATGTTATTGGTATAACAAAAGATGCATTGGAAATATTCAAAAAATTAAATTATAAACGTCCGCCAGGCCGTGGCGAAGATGGCGTAAATAGATCTCATCAATATTCTAGATCAGCAACATATAAAAGTATGTTTGAAAAGTACGATTGGTCTTTTGAAGAATTTTGGAATTTTATTGATGAAAGAGATAACACTATACTAGCAACCACAAAAGAAAATTACTCTAAAGGCGAAGAGATCTCAGCTTACGATGTACCAGCAGGTTTATTCGAAGCTTACGGTTTTGCTTATAGAGTTAACGAACAGGAAATAGAATTCCTTAAAGGATTATAATGAGTGAAGTAATTACAATAGAACATGTTGATTCGGTTTATATGAGAATCGTAGCTGACTCCGGTATTAAGATGGAATTGTCTGAGTACTTTTCCTTCAAGCCTGAGGGTTATCAGTTCTCTCCGAAGTACAAGGCAAGGATATGGGACGGAACTATTCGTATGTTTCAACCTATGCGCCCTGTTCTATATGTTGGTCTATATGAACATCTCAAAAAGTTTTGTAACGACAGAGACTACGTATTAGAAGCACCATCTGATATTGGTCAAGACGAAGCAATCGAGAAAGGTTATATTGCAGAATTGTGCAAAGAGATCAACTGTAAATTTACTCCGCGAGATTATCAAGAAGAATACATTGTTAACGCGATTCAGAAAAGAAGATCCTTATCTCTATCTCCAACATCTTCAGGCAAATCATTAATCATTTATTTGTTACAGCAGCATTACTATCAAGGCCTTGGTTTAAGAACATTAATTATTGTTCCTACCATATCGTTAGTACATCAGATGGCTGGTGACTTTGTTGATTACGGTTGTGATGCATCTTTAATCTATAAAATACAAGGTGGAGTTGATAAGAATACTAAAGCTCCTATTGTTATATCCACATGGCAATCTTTAGTTAAACTCGATAAAGATTGGTTCGACCAATTTGGTTGTGTTATGGGAGATGAAGCTCATACGTTCCAAGCTAAGTCTTTAACAACGATTATGCATAAATTGAATAACTGCGAATACCGTCACGGGTTTACAGGTACTCTAAAATCTGCTGAGAGTAAAACACATAGACTAGTTCTTGAAGGTTGTTTTGGCGAAGTAAAAAGAATCGTTAGTACTAAACGTTTAATGGACGAAGGCACGGTAGCTGACTTTGAAGTTAAAGCAATTGTTCTAAACCATTCAAAAGAAGTTAAGAAAGATTTCAAAAAAGCAATGGGCCAAGTAAAAGAGGCACAGCGTAGGTATCCTGCTGAACGCGAGTTTATTGTTAATCATGTAGGAAGAAACAATTTTATAAAGAATCTACTGTGGTCTTTAAAAGGTCAGAATAATTTAGTTCTATTTGATCTTGTTGAGAAACACGGTAAGATACTAGAACCGTTATTGAGAACAGAAGGTCGTGAACTACATTTTATATACGGCGCTACGAAAGGAGATGAACGTGAAAGGATTCGACATCTAGTTGAGAACGATCCAATTAAGCAACACGATATACTTGCTTCCTATGGAGTTTTTAGTACTGGTGTTAATATTAAAAGATTGGACAATGTTATCTTTGCTTCTTCATCTAAGTCTGAGATAAAAGTACTTCAGTCAATTGGTCGAAGTCTACGTAAAGCTGAAGACAGCAAAGAAGCTGTCTTGTATGATATTGCAGATGATTTGAGTTCAGGTTCATATACTAATTATACGTTAGAACATTTTAAGAAAAGGATTGAGATCTACTCGACAGAACAATTTAAGTTCAAGATATTTACCGTTGATATCTAAGGTGCTATTGTTTAGATCCGATATATCTATTATACAAGGAATAAAACAAATGTCAATAGTTATTTTCAGTTTAATGAAATTAAATCTGAAACGAATTACAATGAATTAGAAACTAACCATTGACATGTATAGAATACTATGGTATAATGGTATCTATATTCAAACAATCAATAAGGATTATTATTTGATATGGCTAAGAAAAAGAATTATGTAAATAACAAAGATCTACTCGCGGCTCTAATAGCTTATGGTGATCTATGTAAAGAAGCTGAGAACTGTGGAGAAAAGAATCCTCAGGTACCAGATTATATTGGCAAATGCATTATGATGATTGCTCAAAGGTTGGCAACACGTCCAAACTTTAGTGGTTATATGTATAAGGAAGAAATGATCTCGGACGGAATTGAGAATTGTCTTCAATATATACATAACTTTAATCCAGAGAAATCGCAAAATCCGTTTGCTTACTTCACTCAAATCATTTGGTATGCATTCTTGCGTAGAATCTCCAAAGAAAAGAAGCAGATGTATATCAAGTTCAAAGCTTCGCAAAGACAGATGCTCGATTCAGAAGTATTTGACGATGCAACTGGAGCAATGGTTGGTAATATTTTGCCTGACTATATCAGCGAGTTCATTGATGACTTCGAGAACAAGCTAAAGGTTAAGAAGGCAGAGGCTGCTGAGAAAGAAGCTAACGCCGCTGCAGAACTAACAAAGCCAACTGAATAACGATGTATGAAAAAGTAAGTAAGATAAGACACCTAGCTAAAGCAACGACATGGCGATTAATCGCGAGTGTAACTACTGCATGCATTGCTTTATATTATGGACTACCGCAAAAAGCAGTTGGTGCGGTATTCCTAGCAGATGTGGTAATAAAGTTTGTATTATATTATGGTCATGAAAGGTTATGGTACAAGCATATCAGATTTGGTGTAAAAGAAAGACATACCAAATAATTTAAAATATGAAGGTAAAATATGAAGATAGCTATCGTAACCGATATTCACATCGGCGTCAGAGGCGATTCAAAAGTATTCCACGAAGTACAACGAAAGTTTTTTGAAGAAGAGTTCTTTCCGTATTTAGATGAACATAATATCACTACTGTGTTCGACCTCGGAGATACATTTGATCGTCGCAAATATATTAACTACGCGTCCTTGGCCGCAGGTAAATCTTTTCTATTTGATAACTTAGCAAAACGTAATATAGATTTTCATTGTCTTATTGGCAATCATGATACTTACTACGCAAGTACTAACGAAATCAATAGTATGAATCTATTAACTCAAGAGTATCCTCAGTTTACTTTGTACGAAGATGAAGGTACAGAGTTACAGATTGGATCTACCAAATTCCTTATGTTACCGTGGCTCAATAAAGAGAACGGCGAAAGAAATTTAGAAATCGTACAGAACTCTGATGCTAATATATTAATGGGACACCTTGAAGTAAAAGGTTTCGAGATGATGAAAGGCGCGCTGTGTACTCACGGTGTTGATATGAATGTCTTTAAGAATTTTGAATCTGCGTTCTCTGGTCATTTCCACCATCCATCAAGATACGGCAATGTAGAATACCTCGGATCTCCATATGAAATGACATGGTCTGATTATAAAGGCAGCCGTGGTTTCCATATATTCGATACTGAGACTCGTGAGATAATTAAAATCGAGAATCCTAATCGAGTATTCTATAAAGTATTCTATGATGATGAGAAGTGGACTGTTGACGATGTTGCTAATTACGACGTAGATCAATATAAAGATAAGTTTGTTAAAGTAATAGTACAGAACAGAACCAACGCGTATCTTTATGATATGTTTATGGGTCGTATGTCTGAATGTGGAGCTGTTGATGTTAGAGCAGTAGATGATCATCTGAATTTAGACGCAGAAGGAGTTGATGAAATTCTCGACGAAACAAAAGATACGACAGAAATATTATCGCAATATATTAACGGACTTGAGACCACGGTCGATAAGGGTAAGGTTAAAACGTTAATAGATGATTTATATCATGAGGCACTGAGTTTATAATATGAGAATCAATTTTGAAAAAGTAAAATATAAAAACATACTATCAACTGGTAATACTTTTACTACAGTTGACCTGAATCTAGTTCCTAGTACATTGATTGCTGGGTCTAATGGTTCAGGCAAGAGTACTCTACTTGATGCAATTGTGTTTGGTCTATATGGTCGACCCTTCAGAAATATTAACAAAGCGCAGTTAGTTAATTCTATTAATAACAAAGAACTCGTCGTAGAACTATATTTTAAAGCTGCAGCTGATAAGTATATGATTCGTCGTGGCATCAAACCAAATATCTTTGAGATATGGAAGAATGGTGCTATGATTAATAAAGACGCGTCTATTCGAGATTACCAAGGATTCCTTGAGTCTAATATTTTAGGAATTAACTTTAAGGCGTTTAATCAAATCGTTGTACTTGGTTCTGCTACTTATATTCCCTTTATGGAATTGAGAGCATATCAACGTCGTGAGATTATCGAAGACCTGTTGGACATTCAGGTATTCAGTGTAATGGGTACGTTAGCAAAAGAACGTATGTCGAGTATTAAAACAGATATTAACGACAACAAATATAATATAGAAATCATTGATAGTAAAATAGAATCGCAAGAAGAAAGCGATGACGCAATACGAAATCTAAAATCTATCGAAGTTGATAAGATCAAAGACAAGATGTCTGGTCATATTGATTCTATTGAAACAAAGAACGCGTTGATTGATGGTCAAGACGAAATCATGAAAGTTCTATATGATGATATATCTGATAAACCTGATGAGAAAGCAAAGTATAAAGAAGCGACTGATAAGCGATCTGATCTTGAAAGGAATAGAATTGCGTTTGATAAAGAACTATCCTTTTATGAACATAACGATGACTGTCCTACTTGTAAGCAAGGTATTGCCCACGACTTTAAAGAATCTCAAATACTTGAAAAGAACAAAGAAAAAGATTTAATTGAGAACGGTTTGGTTAGTCTTACTGAAACCATTGAGACACATACTAAACGTCTTAACTCTATTTCAAAGATAGAAGAACAGATCCAATCGGTTAACTTTAAGATCTCTGAAACTCGTGCTGAAATCAAAATGGCTAAGAATGCTTTACTGAGTTATAAAAGAGATCTTGATACAGCTAAGAAAGAAGTTGACGAAGTCGATACCTCAAAGCTTATTGCTCTACAGAAGGCTGTTGTTAATCTACAAGACCAACGCTCAAAACTTCTCGATGAACACGAAGTACTTAACATTGTTCAATTGATATTGAGAGACGGTGGTATTAAAGCAAAGATTATTTCTCAGTACATTCCTGTAATTAATAAACTCATTAACAAGTATCTTGCTGCTTTTGATCTGTTCGTTGACTTTCAACTCGATGAAAACTTTG